TAAGCGATGTGTAATCTTCCTTGTTCAGACCAAATAACTTGATCAGATTGCATTGGTGCTTCTGCACCTGCCATTTTTAAGAATCCAGCTACGGTTCTATTACCGTATCTTTCAACTTCTTTTTCATACAGCTCTGGTAAGTATTGCTTAGCCCATCCATCATTTTGTATATCTAAATAACTACCTGCAGTAGTCATTTTTTGTACATTAGGACTTACTAAACTTCCGGAACCAGGTCCTGTAAAAGTATTATTGTTTGCCATTTTTAATTAATTTTTTTTAGTTTAATAATTTTTCAGTTTCAATTTTGCTCCCGAAATATTATCACCTGAAATAGCTCTTACTTTTATTCCCGCGGCATCAACAAAACCATCCGAAGTTTTACGGGGGTTCATATTAATATTTTTAGCGTCTGCTGTTATTTGTTTAACCGCATCAGCTTTACCTTGTTGATAAAAATGATTTGCTATTGAATCAGGGTTAGAAGCAGCAAATAAAGCTTTATGAAAATCACTTCCGTTAGTCAAAAGATTATTTTGATCAACATACTTATCAAAAACATTTGATAAATTCTGTGTTTTCACTTTGCTAGCATCTTTAACATTAAACCGGTATTTCTTTTCTCCAACATTGAAATTAAAACCTTTAAAATCTTTGTTGAACAACTTATTGGTTTCTTGTTCAAAATGTTTTGTTTGCTTCTGCAATAATTCGTCGGCCTGCTTTTGCTCATTATTGTAACGATTGAAAAACTCTACTGCCTTTTGTTGTTCTGGAGCTAACTTAGAACCCAACTTGACTTCTTCGTAATATTTACTCTTTAAACCTTCCAAATGGTTTTTAGCTTGTGCAACCGCCTCCTTATGAGCTAATTTTTTTCTTTTAATAAACTTAGGCTCATCCACTTCTTCGTCAAAATCAAATTCATCTTCCATAAGGAATTGTATTTCATCATAACTAAGATGAGGCTTAGTTTGTTTGTAATATTCAGTTAGTAATGTGTTATTGTCTACATTACTATAATCTGCATTTAATCTAACGTAATCTTCTAAACTACCGCCAGTTTCATTCATAAAGTCTACAACTTTTTGAATATTTTCCGGTAAAGGTTGCGCGGTTTCTTGAGCTTCTTCTATTGCATCCTCTACTTCTTCTTGTAGCTCTTCAACTTTTTCTTCAACCTCTTTAGCTTCTTCTTCTGTAATTTCTTCTAAAACTACTTCTTCTTCTTCGCGTACTCCTTGCAGTTCCACTTCGGCTTCTTGCCCAGCTTTTTCATTTTCGCTGCTTCCGCGTAGCACGCCATCTTCTGTTTTTTGTTCTTGAACGGCATCTTGTTCTTGTTTAGGGGGATTACTTAAATCTACTTTGTACATGTCGGATTCTTTGTCATACTGAGAATCTTTCTGTACTTCTTGTTCTTTTTGAGCTGGAGTTTTTATTTCGTCTTCCAGCACTTTTGCTTTAATTTCTGCCATAATAAAATATTATATAATTATTTAAAAATTTATCTTGGATCAAATTGCTCTAATCCAAATCCACCTAAGCTATCCATTCCTGCGGATTCAAACTTTTTAGGTGGCTTACCAGATTTTCTCTGATCTATTAATTCACTTTGTTGCGATGCTTGTATTTTAGTTCGTTCGTCTTTACGATCTTCTTTGTACTTCTCTTTATCATTAATTACATTTGAATCAGCTTCCTTAAGCTTTATATTTAAATCAAATTCAAATTGCATTAATTCTTTTTTAATTGCTGCTTCTCTTTCTAATTTTTGAATATCAAATTGAGATTGTGCTTGCGCAATTTGCACTTTACTTTCAGCAACGCCTTGTTGTTTTTGTATTTCTGCCGCAGCTGCTGCTTGAGATGATTGTTGATTAGCTTGAGACTGCGCTTGTATATTTTGTTGCTGTATCTGCTGATCTAATTGTTGTTTTTTCTTTCTTCTTATTTTTAATAATTGATTAGCAAGCTTTAAATTTCTAACTTCCCTAACATCGATAGCATCTTCAAGATTGATTTGTTGTTGTTGAATAGCCATTTGAATATTGTTTTCAAGAAGTTGTTTTTGCTCTTCATCTGGTGCTAATTCTAAAAATATACCAAAGTCATGTATATGTAATTCTTTTACTTCATTTAAATTACCTACATTAAATTTACCTAGTGATTGCATAAATTGATTATTAGTATTAGAGTATTCTAATACATCTGCAATTCTTAAAGATACAGCTTCAGCTGTTTTTAATGTTAAATATAATCCAGCTTGTAATATATGTCTTGTGGCTGTATTGCTATTAGCCGCTGCTAATTTTTGTAGACCAACTAAAGCATTCTTATCGGGTTGACTACCATCTCTTGCTTCATTTAATCCTGTAACATCTCGCATCATTTGCAAATAATAATTGTAAGATTGTATTAAGCTTGCAATTTTATTGTTACCTCCCGATGTTTGTAATTCCTGTATTGGCACTCTACCTGGATTCATATCCCCATCTTGTGTCATTGATCTACCAATAACAGAACCAGTTTGGAAATACATATTTAACGCTTCTTGCGGATTATAATTTGTACCATTACCTAAATCCACTTCAGCAAGGCCGTCCGCATCTAAGTATACACCATCTGGTACCAGTCTTGAAAGAACCTGTTGTAATTTTAAATGCGTTATTTGAATCATGTCAGCAAATGATGTCATCCTACTAACTAAAGATTCAGGCTTTCCTTTATATATTCTTGGGGCTACAATATTGTAACTCATTTGTACTTTTGTAATATCAGACTTAGGACGTGTCATATTAACACACTTTTTCCATTCCAATAATTTTTCGTGGCCAACTATTTTTGTTCCTTCATACAACACTTCAATAGCTCTATTTACTTTTTGAAAGTTGGGGTCATTGCTGGGTGGATTAAATGAATCGTCTTTTTTCAATGCTTTTTGATAACCCGTTCCACCTTCTTTAATTTTATATACTTGATTTTCAAAAGTTTTATATTCAAAATGTAATACGTATACATAGTTAGCATCAATGCTATCTGCTGACGAAAACTTTCTACCTAACATATTACTGCCTGAACCATACTGTTCTAGCTTTTTAATATCATCGTCAGTTAATTCTGGAAATTGTTTTTTAAGATCTGCTATAGTTAACTTTCTTACTTCACCTACATAATATAAATCATCAAAATATGGTGACTCTGTATAAGAATAAACTAAATCAGAAGGATCGACATATTGTAATTTTATTCCTTCAGCTGTATTAAAACTATTTTTTACACAAGATATACCTAATACTGCCGTGTCATAATCAAGCCTTTTCTTAAGTAGATCATACTTGTTTAAATCAAATACGTTTGTTAAAGCTTGTTCTTGTGCAATTTCAATACTTTGTTTATAAGTTAACTGCATGTGTAATTCTAACTCTTCATCAGATTCAGGTAAATTATTTTTATCGTTTTTAAAAGTATCTAGTCCCATGTCTTGCTCAACAGCTTCTTTAAAACTAAACAAGCGCATGTCTTCTAAATAATCTTTTACATATTGTGTTCTTTCAGCAGAAGCGACAGCGTCTACTGAGTAAGCTTTTAAATCATAAGTTCTTTCTTGTATACCGTTTACAACTATATCTACAAACTTAGGTATAATTGGAACTGGCTTCCAATCTAAATTAAGATATGATAAATCACCGTTTATTGATAATTCGTTTTTATATTTATCTATACTTTGTTCTCCTCTTGCATATAATCTTAATCTATGAAAATTATCTCTGTTAGCGAAGTAACGTGTATCTGACCCGTCTTTTCTAAACCATTCTGCTTCTATTGCATTACCGATCTGTAAACCATATTGTTCACTAGCTTTCTCAGCACTGCTTACAGCTTGACTTGGAAAAATGCCTTTTTTAATTATCTTAGCCATTTATTGTATTATTTTTGAAATGTTGCTTTTGTTATCATATTTAGCAAAACTAAAATTAACTTTATCTTTTAATTGTATCATAGCTTTTGGTGTATACAAGTTTTTATTACATGCCATAACCGCCAAGCCCGAGCTTATCGCGGCATCAAATTTTGTTCTTTTATTTATATCAAACTTTGCCCAATCATTTAATGTAATATTAAAATACATATCCCCGTAATTACCGTCTCCAGCATGTCCTACATATGAATTTATATAACTTTCAATTGCAGCAGCGTGAGCTTGTCTAATATCTTCACTCGAGTTTGGTATTCCGCCTATTTCTTTTTCAGCAACAGATAATCTATTCCAAACTTTATCAGGTCTATTCATTGAATAGCCTCTATAACCTCTTCTTTTTAAATAATATAATAATCTAGGTTTGTTATTTTCTGCAAGTATTGGCATACCGTAAAAATGTAATGCCATTAATATATCTTCAAAAAATATTTCTGCAGTTTGAGGTCTTGCAATATACTCTAAAAAAAATCTATTCGGAGGAGCATTCTCCATACTGAATTTTGTGAGGCAGTGTAAAGAACCTTTAGATCCTTTGCCGTCGGTAGTTCCGGATATATCATAACTATCGCAACCAAATGCACCAACGTGTTCATTACCAGGATATTTAACTCCATTTTTTATTATTACTTTATTTTGTAAATTTGAACTTGGAATCCAACTTACTTTAAATCTTCCATTAGGGTTCGGTGTAAATTGAACTTTTGAATCTTTAATGCCGTTCTGCCACGAAAAAGATCCAGTATTGACATTACCGTCGTATCTAGCTTCTTCATTGTAGTCAATCTGTTCGTAAATCCTAACAAGATTAAATATGCTATTCTTAGTTTCATCTCTGAAAGCGTGCTCTTCAGTCCGTGGAAATTGTCTATAAAATTCATTTAATGCGTCTTGATCTCCTTTTAATCCTTCAACTTCATTCTCCCAGTGTTCGATAACCCCGATGTCAATAAGTTGTTTGTAGCTATCCTCAACCGGCTCTGCGGGCGTATTGAATACAGGTAATCCATAAGAATCAATGAATCCTTCGAAGTTCCATTCCATAGGTATGAACAAACTATATAATCCTGAGCGAGTCTGTCCATTGCGGTTTCTTTTTGTAACATCTGAGTCATTGTATAATTTTTTATAGTTTTCACCTCCCTTATCTAATGAGTTACTTGTTGAACCCATCATACATTTTCCAATAACTCTTGAACCTAGCCTTAATGTGGTTTTAGTTACTCTCCAGTTGTTTAATATATTTTCTGGTCTTTCCCATTTACCGGCCTCATCATGCACAAGTAACGCAAGCTTTTCACCATCGTAGCTGTTATCACCAGTATTTTTCCAATCAATTGTGGTATCAAGGCCAGCAAGCTCTTCAGTTTTTTCATTTACAATTATTTTACGCCTAGTAAATTTACTTGCGGGAACACGATATGCCAATTCTGTTTTTGGTCTATCCATTCCATCTTGTATTGGTTTAAAGAAGAACGGGTAGTTAACGGATATTGGTACAACTTTATCGGTAAACATTTTTTTTGCATCAGCTCCTGACTTTGAAAGTATTCCGTATCGAGAGTCTGAAGAGATGGTAGCTTGGTTGACAGTCTCTGATGATGCCATGAATGAAAACCCACTCCGTCTATTTTTGAGGTAGCACATTCCATAACATCTTGTATCTGCTTTGCAAGCTTCCCAGAATATAAAGAATAATCTGTTTGCTTCTCTAAACTCTGGCTTCCCAACATCAATCTTGGTCCACTGCAAGTACATATAATGAGCGCCAGTAATGTAAGTAGGATTGCCCTTGTTATAGAACCAGTAGCCTTCATCGCGTCTACTAAACTCATTATCGATATACCCATGCCATCTATTTTTGTAATCTACCGGTAAATCCTTCCAATCAAATATAGTTTTTAACTTTTCTAATTCTTTTGGATATTCTTGGACTTCCCATTTATTATTATTTTTGCTAAGATTTTTTGGTACAGGAGGCAATGCTACTTTTAAATTCTGTATGCTATACACATCTCCTATTTCACCGGTCTTACTAATTACAATAACATCATTTTCTTTATTATAACCGTATTTCCACTTCTTTGCTTTATTAAGCCTTTTAATTGTATTAATTTTTATAGGCTCTATAATACTATATAATGATTGTTCGTACATTATTTAGATCTTTTTTCAGCAAACCCCTTAAAGGTACTTTCTTTTTTTTCTATTGTTACCCCGTCTAATAAACCTTTTTCTTCTTCTATTCTGTTTAATATTTCAAAAGCATCAAATATAGCTAACTTTTTCGTAGCTGCAGCGTTCTTTAATCTATCAGCAGAAACATCATCGTCTGAATCAACTATAGCTTCTTTAGCAACTTTTATTAATTCTTCAACTGCTTTATGCCCAGCTTGGATTATATTCTTTTTCGTTTCCTTGACGTTCATATTTAATAGATACTGAATTGGTTAATACTCTATACAATCTTTCGCCATCAACAACAAATTCATATTCGCTGCGAGGCGTAAAACCAACTAAATCTCCTATACAGACATCACTAAGTTTACTATCTACATGTTTCAAAACTCCCTTATATGGAACTTCTTTTTCATCAGAAAATATATTATTAGATACAATTGGTTTAATAAAACAATAACCATCTGGCGCATGCCATTTGTTATTTCTTTTATATAAAAATATTTGGTCTGGCATTACAAAGTATTCATCTTCCTTATAAAAGCTTCTAGTATTTCTTTCTTCACCATATTGATCGTGCCATCTTCTGAACACATTATGATGTACTATAACTTCATCCCCTACTTTAATTTTTGTATTATTTTGTTTAGGGGTCGACGTCACTATGCCATTTCTGCTAACGTATCGGTGGTCAAAAATTTCTGTAGTTAACAAAAGCTCTTGACCATCAATAGTTTTTTTATTATTGTAACGTCCGTTTTTAGGTTTAACTATAAAGTTAAATAAACTTCGCATTAATACTCTAAATTATACTCAACGGCAATAGCCATATTTTTATTAAAATCTTTCCAAGGTAATACTTCTTTACCCTTTTTTATATAAATAGAAAACTTGTCGTGTTCTTCTACAATGTCACATATTGTATGGCCACCATATACTTCTTGGCCCACAGCATAATGCATTGCGTCATTCTTGTAGTCTCTACCTATACTAATCTTCCTTACTAACGACATAAGTTCCGTCTGTCAAATTTATATTTACTAGTCCGTAAACTTCTTTTAAAGCATTTTGCATTTGTTCTAGATCATTTTTTAATAGTGCTGAAGCATGTAATACCTCGTGCTTTTGCATTTCTATGTTACCTAATTGGCTAGCTGCTTGATTTAATTTACCTACTATTCCTTGTAAGCCTTTTAATTCTTCTTTGGTTATTTTATTTTTTGCCATAATATTTAATTTAATTATTCCAAGGCAATAGTGCCTTTTGAGTTTTTGGTGTTATTTTTTCGTTAATTTCTTTTTCAATTACATACTCCATATGGTCTGTATCGTGGTTAGCCTTAACCCAATCAATTACATCACTTTCTTTTAAATTATTAAATGATATAAAATTTTCTGAATTAGGTACACCAATTGGACAAGCGCCTATAAATGAAGCGCTTTCACCAGAATCAGCATCTGTTCCTATATATTGAAATTTAACATTTGTAATTACGTCTGATAAACCATCAAGTGATGGTGCTTTTTTTAAACCTGTAATTGCCCATTCATAAGATAAATCCATAATATTATCTTTTTGGTGCTTCGTTTACAAACCACCCTTT